CGGCTGCGTAGTGGTCGTCGGGTTGGGTCATGGCCCAGTTGACGGTGTTGGATTCCCAGCATGTCCAGCCGATGGCGTGGGCGTGGCCGGGCCATAGGAGGGCTAGGGACACGGTTGCGGCGGGTATGACCCACCGCGTTGTCATTCGAGCGGTTCGGTGGGTTCGGGCAGGGCGGCGATTTCCTCGGCGGTCAGTTCACGCGTGACGGTTTCGCCGGTGGCTGCGTCGTGGAATGTGCCGATGATGGGGTCAGACATTGCTACGCCTTCCTGTAGCCGTACACGGTGATGGTGCCGCCCGTCATCGTTCCGCCAGCAGGCGTAAGCGTAAAGCCTGTGTGCTGAGTCGTTGCTTGCCGTGAACCTGTGTATGTTCCTCCTCCGCCGGGGCTGATGTACGTTGAATGAACACCAGTCCATTCGGCCAGATTCGGACCCATGACATCCATAGTGAGAATTATTCCGCTGGTTGTGTTTTGGTAACCGACGAACGACCACTCGCCAGCATTGTTGTTTGATGCTACGAATGGGCCTGTCCCGTTTGTAAGACCGTAAACAAGAACCCCGTAATAGGCAGTGGTTCCGCCGTTCAAAGTCATGGCTAGATTTTGGTCGGCACTCGCGCTTCCACCGTTCACAAGAATGCGGTAGTTGTCATATGTGCTGGAGAAACAGTTGCTGATTGTCACGCTTGACACTGCGCTACCAATCGTTGTGCTGGTGACGTACACGAGGCCGCTGTTCGCCAAAAACGTGTTCGTGTCAGACGCAGTCAACACCTCACCCGTCGTAAACGTCTTGATGGCCATGTCAGAATCCTAACCTGTTGTTGTCAAGGGTGCCGTAACCAGCTGTGTTTCCCAGCACCAAAAAGTTGTAGTACGACGTCCCCGCCAAATTGAACGTCACCAAAGTGCGCTGCGTGTCTGAGCTGATTGTGTAGCCGATGACGTTTGCAGTGTATGTCTGGCCGCGCAACGTGATGTTTACACCAACATTTCCGCCGTCCAGGACTGTTGTAACCCGGTTCGACGTTTCGTCGTTCAGCAGCACCGTCATACGGTTAGGCGTGTTTGTTTGCGCCGACAGGCCGCCCAACACGTAGTTGCCAATGTCCGTCGCGGCCCCAGTGTCCAGCGCGTAAGTGTCCTCCTGGTACGAATACAGGCCCGTCCCTACCACCGTCGCGCTGCCACCGTTGATGGTGATGACAACGTATGTCGAGTAGTTGTCGGCCATTGAGAGGAACTGCACCTGCTGGTAGCGGGTTGCGGCTCCGCCGGCGTCGCTGAAGTTATAAAACGTCGTGTACTGCTGCCAGCCACGGGTGTACATCGTGATGGCGTCGCCGCCTGCGAACAACAAACCCTGCTCGGTGTTGATGTTGCTTTGCATGACGGACAGAGCTGATTCGGCTGTCACAGTCGTTGCCGAAATGGTTTTGTTTGCCACTGCCACAATGTCGTAGTACGCCAACCCGGTGTCAGTACAAATGTCTTGAAACACAACGCGGGTGCTAGTCCCACCTGCCCACGTGCGGGTTATCTTGCTGCGGCCCAACACCGCAAACGCGTCCTCCAGCTCCAGCGTCCAGGTATCCATTGAGGACACCGTGCCGTAGTTGATTTGCAGGTCGGCTACCCGACCCGAATAGCTCGCGGTGCTTGCCGGGCTGCTGTTCGGGTTCGTCAGCACACACGTCACAAGCCGCCCAATGGCTAGTGACGGCAACAGGTCAGGTCGACGCCCGGTAATCGTGATGCGGCCAGAGCTGTAGTTGTCGGTCAGTACCCGCAAACCCTTAGTGACGGTGACAGTCTGGACGTTGCTAATCGTCGCTGACGGGCTGCTAACCGTGATAGTCCAATACGGGATAGGCATGTCAGAACGTCACTGCAATGGGTATTGGGCCGTTCTGCCTGTACCAGCGCTGGATTGCGTCCACCACCGCGTTCGGGTCGCCGCCATCCACGTTGATGTTTACCTGCTGGTTGACGCCGGCGGTGCCACCGATCGAGGAGTCAATCTGGGATAGCGACAGGTTCTGGAACCCGATTTCGGGCAGGCCCATGGGGCCGACATAGCCGTCGGGCCCGCTAGGCACCACCACAGCGCTCCTAGCGGCGCTGGTGGCCCGAGAAGCAGCCGACTGGGCCACACCAGCGCCCAGGCCAGGAATCGCCCCAGAACCGCCCCCAGTGCCCCCGCCGGCGCCTGGCATGTCCCGCGCCGAGATAGCCGCCACGGTAGATCCGCTGCCGCCACCGTCGCTGCCGAGCCGGCCCAGCTTGATTTCGCCTAGGGACGGTATGTCCTTGAACGGGTTGATGAGGTTCAGGCCGCGAATAATGACGTTTGTTGCTTTGACCCAGGCATTGGCCATGAACTCGATGTACGAAGCTACGCCGTTCACGACGGCCCGGACTATGTTGCGAAACGTTTCAAATCGGGTGTAGGCGATGGTGATGCCGGTGACCAGTGCGGCGATACCGACCGCGATAAGACCGAACGGGTTGAGCGCCATGGCGGCGTTCACGGCCAGAATGGCGGTGGCGACGCCCGCGATCGTGCCGGCAATGATCGTGAACGCCTTGGGGTTGTCCTGCGCCCACTCAGCCGCCTTCTGCAGGTACGGCAACACCTTCTGAATGACCGGCAGCAGAGCGGCCCCAATGGACTCTTTGGTTTCGTCCAGGGCCAACTTCATCTTGGCAAACCCGCCCGCAGCGGTGTTGCTTGCCTCCTTGGCAGCTCCGCTGAACGTGCCCTGAAGCGTGGCAAACACTTCTTCAAGGCTGGCGCCGTCCTTGATCATTTGACGCACTGACGGGTCAAGCTTGGCCAGCGCGTTCAGGTTGCCGCCGTACGCCTTCTCCATGGCCTTAGTCACCGTTTCCAGGCTGGTGCCCTTAGCGGCGGCGATGTCCATTGCCAGGTTTGTGGCTTTCTGGGCTTGGTCAACGTCCTTGGTGACGCGCACCAGCCCAGCCAGCGCGGGGCGCAGCTGGTCGTCGGTAATGCCCAGGTTGCGGCCCTGCACCGTAATGTACTTTTCGACTGATTTGATTTGGTCGTCGGTTGCGCCGGTGCTGGCCTTCAGCTGGCGGGCGAGCAGTTGCTGGGCTTTTTCGTCCTCCATGGCGGCTTTGACCGCGTCACCCATGGCCACTGTCAGGGCGCCCAGCGCGGCAGCTGCTGGCACCGCCGCCTTTTTGATCGCAAATTGGGCTTTTTCGCTAGTGGTTTCTAGCTGCTTGAACTCCTTAATGGCTTTTTTGACGCCCGTGTCAACAAACTCGGAAACAATGGGGATGTTAATGGCCATTAGCGGGTTTCCTTGTCAACAGTTCGCATGACGTCGCGCACTAGGCGCTCAAACCCGGCCTCCAGTGCGCGGCGGTTCTGCTCGACGGCCTTAGACAGCACACGGGTTTCGGTCGGTGCCACCACACCAAGATTGCGGCCAAGAATGTTTGCGGTCTTGCGGCCGGCGACCTCAAAGATGACGGCACCGGGGTCGGTCTGCTGGATCAGGATGACATTGCTGGTTTTGCGGGACGTGTCAACCTTGACCTTGGTGCCTCGGCGGGCCTTGGCGACGCTGTACGGGAACAGGGTGCGGCCCTTGGCTTTCCACTGGCGGTTCATGCCCGACAGCGGCATTTCGGGGTAGGCGGCCTGCGCGGCCTTGACCGCCGGTGCCCCGATCTCCTTGGCGTCACGGTTGAACTGCTTACGCAGCTCGGGGTCGATGCGGCGCAGCTGCTTGATGGCGTCCTCGACGCCTACCAGGCTTATGTTGGCTGTCGTCGTCACCGTTGTTTCCTCGCTTGCTCGTTCAAGATACTAACCACCGTGGCTAGCGCCTGCCCGCTGAACGGGATGTCGGGTGGCCAGTACCCGGTGCTGACCAGCACCACCGCTAGCGCGTAGTGGTACGAGCCTTTCAGGAAGGGTTTTCGGGTTCCTCCCCAACAACCTCAATGGCAGCCAGTTTCTTGACGTAGTCGTCGAACACTGCTGGTACGACGATGCCTGACTGTTTGCAGGACTCGAACGCCATGAACGCCAGATCCTCAACGCCGATGCCGGACGCCAGGTCGGAAGCTTTCCGCTTGTATTTGCGTTCCCAGGCGACGACCACGAACAGGTTTGTGGTGACGGTGTAGTCCTGGCCGTCGTTTGTGGTGACGTGCAGGTGCAGCTGCATTTCTTCTCCCTCGGTTGGTAGGTGTTTACGGGGCCGTGACGTCGCGCACCCAGGTGCCGCCGGTGAACGTGGCGGTGACCATGGCAAGTTCGCCCACGGTGGACGCAATCGGCGTGAAGTTCTGGAGCATGCAGTTAGCGATGGTGTACTCGGGGTTCGTGGCCGACTCGGTGGTGCCTGACGGGCTGATCACCAGGGTGGTGGTGCCGGTGCCGACACAGCTGGACAGGATGCCCTCGACCTCGCTTGCGCCGTAGCTGAGGAACATTTCCAGGGTCACCTCGACGGACTCC